ATTTCTTCCTCTGTTTGGTGTAGAATGTTTTTTCTAACCCAATCAACAGAGTAATACTTTCCTATGTATTCATCTGCTTGGCTCAACAACTCCAACCTATCTCTCATTATTTCAGATTCTTTTAATTCTGAGAAATATGAATCTCTATTATATTCAAAATTAATATCGACTTCATGCGTTTTCCAATCATCTTCGGACATTATACCCTTTAGGAGTACCTGTGTTCTTAACAATTGAAGGAACATCGAACAGAACCTCATTCGGATTTTATCGATAAACTTTTGAAACTTAACTTCATCTCTGGTAATCTCTGCGGAACGGCCCATGTTGAATCCATTTTCTGCTTCCATTCTACTGATAGGAACATTCAAAGAACGATATACTTTCTTGAGTAAATAATCAACATCTTCCATTTCACCGAGATTTTGTCCACCGTCAAGTGTGGTGATTTCTGTACCCCGCCCACCCTCTCGTCTTGGTAGCCAGAAGTCTTCTAGCATGTGTAAGTGGTCTCTACCATCTGTAACTTGGCCAGTAGTAGCATCATATGTAACTTTATTTCTATATCTGTTCATCAGACCTTTAATATACTGTTCTGCTTTTTGTTTTGGTAAATTACCAACATCAACATAAAATACTCTACGTTCTGGCGCTCTAGAGATACGGTATATAACTACTGCATCTTCAATTTGACGAAGCATATTAAGTGGTCTAATTACTTTTTGTAGGTATCCAACAACCCTTTTACTGCCTGAATCTACAACACCAGAATGTGAATAGCATATAGAATCTGGTGAAATTTTAATACCAGAAGATGGTGTTGGATTTAAAGAATTTTTTGATGTGTCTGTGTAAATGAAAAACTCTTCAATATTCTTTACGAACGGAACTTGGTTTGTCCCAATATGAGTTTGTTCTTTTTTAATTTTTTGAATTTTCTTAATCTTTACGGGATCAATTGCTCTTAATTCTTTTATGCCTTTTTGAGGAGTCTCAGTATCAATGATAATGTGATAATACAACTTACTGTCTACATACCATCTTCGGAAAATATCATATGCATGATTATGAAACTTTAAGAGTTTCAATACATTATCATATTCTGAATAAATTTTATTTTTAATATTATCAGACAAGTCTACCATTTCTAAGTCTAATTTGATAGGTTTCTTGTCTGTGTCCATAATAATAGATTCGTTTACAATATCTTCAATGGCCTGGTCCACTTCTGGAAACAAGGCCATGTTTCGGAATTGTCCAATTAATTGATTCTCATCACGAACAGAACCAGTGAAGTCCATCATCGTTCCGAAGACTCCACCCGATTCTATTGTATATGTTCCATCGTAACTATCTGGCGCCACGAAGGATGGTTGGTTGGTTTTTTCTATTGGTTGTCCAATTGGATCAGTAGGTTTTTTCTTTCCTATTGAAAATCCAAAAATGTCTATTGGCATAATATATTCCTTATTTCACTAATTTAACTATTACATTTGAATTCCTGTTCATATGAATGTCCGATATCAGTATTAATCGGGGTACGGACCCATAGGGCCTTCATCACCACCACCGAAAGGGCCACCACCACCTTGACCACCACCCGAAGCTGGGACCGCAGTGACCGCGCCCGCGGTTCCATCACCATCAATCCAGTCATATGCCATGGTTACGGTATATTCTGAAATGGTATCTGCATTATCATACGAAAGTGCTATTTCACTAACCATTACAGGCCAACATTTATTTAAGTTGATTGTTCTTCCCGGTTGCCCGTTTAAACCCAACTGTTGAACGGTCCATGTTTCAAACAAAGGACCGTTTAAATTAACACCCAGACCAGCACCAAACGAGCCGGGGACATTATCTTCGTGTAAGTTGAACTCAGCATTCCATCCGACAAATTTGTTTCTCCATTCACTTCTATTGTCAAATCCGTCCATTACGGTGAATGTCCATTCTTCGTATGTTCTATCTCCAGGAATTTTTACTACTCTGCCTCTGAATGGAACTCTTAATATGCCCAATGTAACTGCTGGCATAGAACCCGCTTTAACAACAATAGAATTGATTTGTGCGTAACCTGGTATATTACCACTGATTATAAATCTATTTGAACGACTTCCGCCGTCAAAATTGCTTTTAAATTCTGCTACGTTCATTTTTGCCATGTCTTTATTTCCTTTATAACTTTTCTATACTATGTATACGTTATTTGTGAGTTAGCTTAATTGGTCCGATGTATTTTTATTAGTAAATCTTACTCTAATAAAGTTAATAGACTTCGTAGGTTTAACATATATGTCAGCAACGAATTGATTTGAATCAATAATATCTGGTGTGTTATTGCTTTCATCACACACTATTCTATACTCGTATATGCCTCTTCTTGATCTAACTGTTTGCATTAGTGGAGATACTGCATTTATGAATGATAATCTAGTTTCAGAATCGTTCAATTCAAAGAGTTTATCTCTTGCGGCCGCACCAACTGTCTTCTTGAGGAAGATGAATAGTCGTGAAACATTAATTCGACTTAATGTACTACTTGAGGCAGCAAGTGTCTTATCTCCAAAGAGAACTGTTCCTTCTCCTGGGAATGTAACAATTGGATTAATTTTGGCATCATACATGACATCCATTTGTCCATCGGATGGATTTTCGTGCATTCTAACGACACCAAGAATTTGACCTCGTTTAAATCCAGCAGGTGACCACCAAGGGTCTTTTATTGTATCTGTTCTTGACATACATCCTGCAACATCTGCCGCACATGATGTTGTAATGAGGTCGTCAAGTGCATCTTCTCGGATTCCTCTGCTAACATCTAAGTGCTTTTTCCAACCATGTACTACAACATTGAATTCGTCTGCATTATATCCACTTGGCATTGAACTGTTTGCGACTGTCCCATCGGCAGGCAAGATTGCAATACAATCTTGTCTTGTTGATGCTAAATCACTAGCAAAAGAAATTGGGTCAGAATCACCAGTATTTGCAAACACCAAATCAAGTGGAACTTGCTTATCTGTTAGTGGGTTTGATGAACTAGTCATGTTAGTATATTCAATTGAACCTGTAGCACCAACAATCAACACACCACCATATTGTAGATAGTTGTGTGCTGACCACCATTCATCTTTCCAGTTTCCTGTAGGTCCTAATGGCCATCGTCCATATGTACCACCAGCAAACACATTACCCGCTGTTGCTAATATGCCCCCACTATACCCATTACTTCCTGCCTCATGCCAAAACGGCAATTCGGTAATTTTAGTTACCAGACTAGAGTTTGCTTGGTCATTGTTTGAGTATGGAAGTGTAGTTCCATTAAAAGCAGGAAGTGTTTCCGTGCTGTTCAATCTCCCCAACCAATCACTCACAGAATTAATCTGCATGAGTCCTGTTTTATATTCTGCTGTCGTCCCCATTGCGTGAAGAAGACCCTGGTGAGATATCATACCCGCTCTTGTTAAAGAGCCACTTTCGGTAAAGGGTATAACAAAACTCTGATCATCTACTAGTACTGTTATGTTTGGTCTGGCCATGTTGATATCATTCCTTTAGTTTTATAAACAAATTTGTTTCATTTAAATCACAAAATATAATTCTAGATTTTGCTTTTATTTCTAAATATGTATAATTTCAAACATTTTAAACACTAAACCACCTATCATCTCCGTCCCATTCCCCCTCTTCTGCTTCATCTACTATAAACCCAAATGGCATTAAATCATCCTCGATTTCTCTAATTTGTTCTTCATATATTTGCGTTCGTACATCAGAATCTGTCAATGATTTAAAATATTCTTGTCTAGTCATCCACGCAAATAATACCAATGCCATCACCAAATCATCTGTGTGTCCATCGTCTGCTTCAAATGAGTTCTTTTTTGCTATAAATGTAATCAGTTCGTTAATGATATCCATATCTTCTATGATAAATTTGTCTTCTTCTATTAGACTTTTCAGTAATGAACATCCAAGTTTCTTCACAGGAACAGTGGTCCGTACACCCAATTGCGATTTTGACCTACCGCCAAATCCAGCATTCATCACTTGCCCTGCACGACCTTTATATGTGGTCATTAATACATTTTCATATTCCAAATCTTGATGTAAAATGTCTGCAACTTGTCCACCAATGTCGTTAATTTCAATTAAAACTCCAGCGGTGTTGTATTTTGTTGCAACCGCACGAATGACGGTGGGATAAA